CAACAAACGCGCCACCGCTGCCAGTGATACGCGCCCACTGCACAGCACCGTCTGCAATTGCATTGGTGTCAGTCGGATCGGTAAACGTCCACTCTGCATTGGCCACGACACCTGCGGGACTCGCCAAGCTGAACTCTGCAAGTTTTGTCGTGACAGCACCGCCTGGCGCTGGTTTTGGCCCGGTATAAAAGGCGAGCTTGCCGCCAGATGCGGCAGTGTTTACGACCTCCATCCGTGCGTTGCGAATTGTGGTTGAGTAATCGGGCATTAGGAACTCCTATCGGTTTATTGGGTTTGTGGCATCGGCGCCTGGGGCGGCATGCCCTGGGCGGGCATCTGATTCAATGCCGGTGCTACACCCACCACCTTGCCTTGTTGATCTCGTACTACTTTCTTGGGCGCAGACATCATCGCGGCCAGCTGATCAATCCTCTGGGACAGCTGGTTAACGGGTGAAGGCTGTTGAATCGGTGCCGCTGGCTGCATAGGAGCGCCTTGGGGAGGCGTTTGACCCTGCACTGGCTCCACACCTATGACCTTGCCAATTTGATCGCGCACGACGCGTTTTGGCGCGGCGACACCCATCGCAAGCTGCTCGAGCTTGCCCATGAGCTGCTGAACGGTCTCGCCACCGGCGCCCATGAGGCCTCCGTCGACGATTGTCTCGAGCGGGATTGGCAATGGCATACCGACCATTGCCATCTTCTCCATCGCATCGGCCAGGTCCTTGACGGCACCTGCGCGTTTTTCCATTGCGGCAGAGCGCGTCTCTTCGACCTCGGCCATCTGCTCGGGGCTTGGCGGCGGGGGCGGCTCTTTGCTCTTTTGCTCGAGCGCCATGATTGCCTGATCCAAGATCCCCTCGATCTGCTGGCTTCCCTTGAAGGACGACATGCCCCACTGGATCATGCGCAAGAGGAAGGGCGCGGATCCGGGCATTGCCTGAGCCATTGGCATGGACGCATTGATAAAGGCGCCTAAGCCGTTCAAGAATTCCATGCGGGTTTCGCGCTCGGCTTGCCAATCGATTGCCGCCATCGAGTCAGACTGGACGACAACGCGGTAGCGGTTGGCGATCGGCTCCTTCAGGAGCTGAACGGCCTGCGGTGCAAGCGCTTTATCGGGGCTGAACTGCACATTCGAGCGCATGAGAATCGTCTCAGGCGTGAAGTGCTTCATGATGATTTCAGCTTTGATCTGCAACGCCGTCTGGATGAACTGCGCAACGAAGAACTGCTTCAGTTGCAAGCGCGTTGAGCCAAACGAGGCCTTGATCTGCTGGGCAGCGGCGGTCTCACTTGCTTTTGAGGCGCCGCGCATGATGTCGGAGATGCCAAGCACCTCGTAGATCTGCTGGACCTTGTCCTGGCGGTAGACGCGCAGGTGCTCGATCGCCTTGGTGATCTGATCCAGAGGCACCCAGTCGACTTTGCCCTTCACACCACCCGACTCAGCAAACATAGCCCAGTTATCGACCGGGATGAGCTGGTTTTCAGCGGCCTGCTGGAACATGCGACCCACAGAGTCGCCGGCCGCTTTGTCGTAGACGCCCACAACCTTGGCTGCACGCGTTAAGTACTTGATGCGGGTGTTGATCTCATCAAGTTCATTGAACTGGTCCTGCGCCATGATGAAATCAGCGCGGGCAATGAGGTTGGCTGTCGTGAGGTTGGCCATGAGAGGCTGGCCGCACGGGAAAAAGTTCTCAAGACCGAGGGGATCGGGGCGCTCATCGAGCAGCGTGTCCATGCCCTTGGAGAACCAGTAGACGTTTTTCGTCTCTTTGCACCAGATCTCCCAGACTTCGCCCTTTTGCCAGGGGTCGTTCTTGACTTCGTTTGAGTAGCCCTTCTTGGTCGTCTTTTGCGACACCAATGGCACTTTGTTGCCAATTTCCTCGCCAAACCTCGCAACCAGGGCGTCGCGTGTCATGTAGACGCGGCGTGCTACCCAGCGCACTTCCTCCCAGACGCGAGCCGGGGAGTAGAGAAAATCCTCGTAAGAGACCCACTCGGTGATGGCGTCTTCGTGCAGGAGCCTCTCGTACTGCTGCTCGGGCTCAAGCTCGTTGCCGGCTTCATCAAGGACTGCGGGAATCGTCTCGGTCTGAGTGTTCGCCTCGTAGCGGTTCCACAATTGGCCTTCGCCAACGATCAAATAGTCCTGAATCGCGTGGCGGGCGCTTGCATCGAAGTCGCTGCCGTCTTGCTCGATGTCGTTATTCAGGATCCGTTGCAGCATGTCGCTGGCCACGCGGCCAACGTCATCGTCGGGGTCCTTGTACAGACGCGAAACATCAGCCTTCGGGGGGCGGGAGTACACAGTCGCCAGGACTACCTGGACGGTTGACCAAAAAATATTGACGCGGCTCTCGCCCTCTTCGTTGGCGTCCCTCTTGTCGAGGTATCGCCGGTTGATTCTCTTGGCGTCTTTGAGAAACTTCTCAACGTCTTTCTCGGAGGCCTGTATCTCGGTAAGCCACAAGCGCTGCTTGCCCGAGGGCTCATCGCCAAACTGGCTCGCCTTCTCTATCTTGTCGTCAGCCATCGCGCGGCCTCATGTAAATGGTGTGTCATCCGATTCGGGTGCTCTGAATGGGGCCTGTGTCCCAAATGTCATTGAGTGAGAAGGCGTAATTAGCCCCTTGTGCCTGATGTGGTTTTAACCCGCGCTTTGATACTTGGTCAACGCCTTGGGAATTTCGCTTCACTGTCGACAACGCAAGGTATCTGAACGCATCGGCCGCGTGTGAGTGCTGGTCGTGCTTGGGGCGAGCTCTGTAAACCTGGTTCTTTTCATCCCACTCTCTCGAGTAACCACGCAGGTGCTCGATGCCGTCGTAGCACTTCTCCTGGTCGAACCAGGTGTATTGCAGTGTCTGGCGTGCGGCTTCAATGCCGTCGAGGACAGATAGCTCTGGGACGAGCTTGGGGATGATGCCGTTGGCGATAAATGTCTCGATCATCGACTTGCCGGTTTGCAATGACTTCGCGCGTGCGTCGTGCGGCAGAAAAACGTCTCCGACTTTGCCGAGACTTCTTATCCAGTCGATGTAGTGGCCGATTGGTCTGGAGTCCGCTTCGTAGAAGTCGACCACGGCGATGCCGTTGGGTCTTTCTTGCCACACCCACCAGCTGCATGAGTCGGTAAAACCCAGGTCGCCCACGACGTTGACCGGCATCTCTGGATCTCGCTCCATGTAGGCGATGCGTTGCTCGTCCTGGGCCTTGTCTAAGTCCTTCGCATAGAAGGCACCAGGCACGGCCGCTGTGAAATCGCACTCGAATTCGACGCGGTAGCTGTCTTCTGTCATCGCAGCTCTTGCGTCTGCGAGTTCTTGCTCGTCCAGGATTTTGGTTTTTGATGCCGGCAGCTCAAGCAGCATGTGTGTCTTGGGGTTCATGCGGGCTTCTTCACGCATGTTCCAAAAGAAATTCCTGCCAGCGGGGGTGCCCGCAAAGATGGCCCAGCCCTTTCTGTCTGAAAGTGCCGGTCGCAAGACGGAGTACCAGGTGCTGGGTCGGATCTGGCCGGTTTCGTCGAGCACGACCGCATCCAGGTAGAGGCCTCGCATGCTGTCTGGGTTGTCAGCGCCGCCCACAAAGATGGTCGATTCATCGCCGCGTGCGTTGTGGATCGTGATCTTCAACTCAGTCTCGTTGGGCTTCTTGCTTTGGTACTCCTTGGTCAGAAGCTTCAAGTATTCCCACGCTACTTTCTTGGCCTGTTCGCGGAACGGTGCGAGGTAGGCGACTTGCGGGCGGGGGTGTGGGCAGTCGAGCGCCGTGATGACCAGGTCGACGCACATGCCAACGGTCTTGCCGGCTCTTCGATGAGCCACGACCACTGCCCAGCGCTTGTCGCGGTTATGTAGTGGAAGAAAGCAGCTTCGGGGGACATATTCGGAGAGCTTCAAAGCGTTGATATTCCTGAAACACTTTTCTTGGGGTATTGGCTGTGGGGAGGGGGGGACCCAGTGCCAGCCCCCCACCCCGGCCTGCCGATCGATGGGGGGTGGGGGTCAGAATGTTTTATCCCAAAGGCACGGGCTCGAGCTGCACGCATGGCCATGCACAGGGCTAGAGCTCGGGGCTTACTCACCTGCTTTCACCTGGTCATCACTAGGTATGCCGCCGGCGATAAGACCTTGATCGGATCTTAAATCCGGTGACGTCCCCTGTATCTGCGCGGCTCTCGCCGGTGTGTGTGGCGTAGGTGTGACGTCGATGACATCGCCGCCGATCTTGCGGCCGGCCAACCAGCCGAGGTCGACCTTGACTGCGCCGCCCCCTTCGCCGGTGATCTCAATGGGGATAACACGCGAGACAACGCCGGCAAAGATCTTCCTGTCCTCGATGCCGCCCAGCGCACGCTCGACCAGCCAGCCCTTGAGCCCTTCTGGGTGACACATGCCAGGCTGCACAGCCTCGAGCACGGCCTCGCGGATCGACTTGCTGACCTTGTTCGGCGTGCCTGGAGGCCGGCCTCGCGCCGTCAGGTTGGCCAGCGACTGAGGGGCGACCTTGCGTTTTGCTTTGCCCTCCCTTTCCAGCGTGCTCACGCCATCTTCCATCCCGAAATCCACCCTATTTTTAATTGATAATGCATTTTCACTATCCATTGCACTTTTATCAATGCTTGGGAAAAGCTCAGAGCCGCTGCTCTCTCGCTCTTTGCTTCTGCTGCAACCTCTCGCAGTTAAAGAGCCAGTGCTCGCGCGTGGTGTAGAAGTTCCAGCCAAGCGTCTGATCAATCGTGAACGTATCCTGGTTATTTGGCTCACCCATGAGCCACTCATACATCAAGCAGATCAGCCTTCCATCTGGGAGCTGGTATTCCACCCTGCCCTGATACTTCAGCGATCCATCCTCATTAAAGCTATGGAAGTACAGCCCAACAAACCCGTCGATCTTTTGCACTTCCTTTTTCACTGCTGTGGTCTTATTCATCTTTATTGCTCCTTACGTTAATCCGTGGTTCACCCTCACCACCCTCACCTTCCACCCCCTATATAAGGGGGTGGGGAAGGTGGGGAGGTGGGGAAAACCGTGTAACCATGCGGGTTCCCACCGAGGTGAGGAAATGGTGGGGAAAGGTGAGGTGGGGGTGGGGAAATTCATACTCCAGCACCCATTGTTCGAGCTGCCACACCTATCGTCAGACATGGTCTCTTAGTGCTCTTTTTGTCGCTAACCTCGACTCGCTCGAGCACCTTGCACTCAATCCATGCCTTGATGATTTCCTTAATCTTTTGATTACCTTCTGGGCTCTTGGTGTTGATGTCTATCACCTCACCTATTAGGTTTCCGATCCAGCCTGCTGACTGAGAATCCACTCGGCAGTTCTTGAGCAGGAATGCATCGTCTGCACCGATCATGCGTGCTGTGATCTTCAGGACATCCTCTCCTGTGACCCCATCAAGGGCGCCAGGTGGCTCAAAGCGCTCAACAACGCCCAGAACATCTTCTTCCCAAAGGTCGGTCTCGTTTCCAAGGTGGCAGCTGGCCATGTGATACCAGCTGCGGCGCTCGGCAGGCGGTGTGATGTTCGACTTAGCTGTCGGGTTTACCCAGAAGTAGAAGCGGGCGCGACCAGGATCAATGCCGTAGTTTGCGGCCTCTGTTTGGGTCATTGGAGACAGCACGCGCACCAAGCGAGCCGCGCTAATGAGCGAGACCGCACCGCGCAAGTCATCAGCGGTTACTTCTCCACCACCACCAACCTTTCTGATGTGATGGGTCAAGCTGATCGCCACCTCGTTGCGCTGGGCAAGGCTGCGCCAGATGTCTGCAACCTTGTTCATGACCACGTTGTCATTCTCTGGGCATGCGTGAGTGTTAACAAACGGGTCTACATTGATGATGTCGATGCCCTTCTCTTTGATCATCAGTTGGATGATCTCGACCTGGGGAGAAACGACAAAGCTGCCCATCTTGTTGATTGAAGCTACGCTCACCGGGCTGTCATTCTTGTAAGTGACGAAGTACCAGCCATCAATCTGCTCGGGTGATATGTTGTAGTGGCGCATAGCCGAAATGACGCGCCTGCGATGCTCGGCCTCGTCATCCTCCAAGCTCATGCTCCATACGCGCTGCCGGCCACAGCGCAGAGGCTTCTTCTCTTTATCAAACAAGTCCACGCCCATCGCCAAGCTCAGTTCTTCAATGATCGATAGCGAGCTCTTGCCTGTACCACCAGCCGCACCTGTGACCGAAAGAAACCCTTTGGCGTAGGACTTTGAGCCGTTGATGGTGATGAGCTTGCGTGGATAAATATCCGAATCAAAGTCAAAGGGCTTGATCACCAAGTCCATTGCGCCGATGGACTCGCCTTGCTCGGCATTGCTTTCTTGTTTCTCTTTGCTGTTCTTAATCAGCTCGCTGTGATCAACGTCTGGGATCTTGGACTGCTCCCCTCTGACTTGGGCATGCTCAAGGCCAAGAGCACTCAGAAACATGTGCTGTGGCCGCTCCCTGCAATGGTCATGCAGGCAAGTGAAGTTGCCAAAGTCAAAGCCGTTGAACTTGGGCAGCGTGTAAACGGTGGCCGTCTCTGATTCGGACGGTCCACTGTGCTCATCTGCACATGGGCAGTGAACGGCATACCGCCCGCTGCCGAGCTCGCGCTTAACCATACTGCGAGCGAATAGCTCTCTGAGCACAGGATCAGTGCTCGAGATTTGTGCCAGGTTCTTTGAAGTGCTCGCGCCGTTGGTCTTGATCTCTGGCGCATCTGTAAGCATGGCGTCAACATCGATCGGCTCGCCCAAGAACTCAAAATCAATCGAGCTGATCATTGGCGTGAAGACCGGCTGCTCGCCCCTGTACACGCTCTGGTCGAACTTAATGCCTGAAATCTTGCGCTCAATGACCTGCTGCACGGCCATGCACACGCGAATGCGCTCCTCTCTGGTCATCAACCTATTGGCCTCGAGGATTGCACGCGCCCTGGGCGCTTCTGGTGTGTGGCTCGAGGTCGTATAGCCAAAGCCTGACCAGGCCATGAGCTCGGTTCTGAGCTGGGTGAAGTGCTCCTCGCTTGGGATGCCGTCAAAGTCAAACGGCAGAAAGCGTGAAAGCTCGACTGTGTCTTTGGTGCGGTGGCCGTCGCTGAACGCGGCCGAAATGTAGGTAAAACCTTTGACTGCGGAGCGGTGCTCCTGCACTACCTGCTTAAAAGCCTCGAAGTCTTGCGCCTCGAGCTGCTTGGGACGGGCGTCGAAACGATTTACGCCCAATGAAAACTTGATTGCTGACGATGTGTCGTTCTGAGGTAGTGCAGACATGAATCCTCTCTCGATGATCTTTTCTCTCCTGACTTGTAAGGTGGCGGTCAGCAGGGGGAGAGGGAACCCAACTCGATTGCATGATCAGTGCGCGAGCGCTGACCGCCATTGACTTTGTAACCTACCGTTGCTAGATTCGCAACACGACAGGAATATCAAAGACCAGCGAGCTCGCGAATGCTCAACTTGATCTTGCGTTTCTTTGCTTCAGAGAGGAGCTTGTCCCAGTGCCACTGCGGGATGCGGCCAGAGGTGCCCTTCTTCTCGGCACCTACCTGCCACCTGGACACGGTGGACTTGTCCACATTCAGGACCCTGCCCAATTCGCACACGCCGCCGAAGCGCTCGATCACGATTTGCGCCGGTGTTCCGGTCTTATTCATTTGTTCCATATAACTTGCTCAAAATGGTTGGGATAGACTCAAGGGATAGTACTTATATGACTGAGAGATGCCAAGAGATGGGAAAACCTCGACAGCCCGGCATCGACCGCGATTGGTTCCTCGATCGCCTCCGAGGCAGGAAGATTTCACAGCGCAAGCTCGCGCAGCACCTGGGCTTGGATCCTGCGGCCATCACGCTAATCCTGCAAGACCGCAGGAAGATCACCAGCAAAGAAGCCCATGAGGTAGCAGGCCTCTTGGGTGTAAGCGTGGCCGAGGTGCTGCGCCGTGCGGGTGTGCCCGTCTCTGATGATGTCAGACGCGTTCCCATTTCGGGCACCGTAGGCAGCAAGGGCGTAATCACCCACCTGCCGGCCAAGACCCACGACATGGTCGTGTGCCCAGCTGATGTGCCCAACACAGGCTTTGCCCTCCAGGTGCGCGTGCCAAGCAGCCATAAGGACGGCTGGCTCTACTTTGTCTCTGGCGAGCAGGTCGCACCTGAGACCATGCTCGACAAGTACGTCATCGCTGTCACCGACGATGGCCGCACTCACTCATGCGTAATCAAGCGCGGCTACAAGAGCGGAACCTTCAATCTCCTGCTCAACAGCAACACCACCGACATCCTCGAGAACGAGCACATTGCCTGGGTCTCCCCCGTGATCTGGGTGCGCCCCCTATAACAGCACCCCCTGCGATAGTTGAACTCTATGGATTCGTGACTTCCATAGAAATAATTATTCCTCTGTGTGTTGTGATTACCTCAATTCCATGTTGTAATGACTTCACTGCAACACAAACACAAACGGAGAAATACAAATGAAAGAAGCACTGATCGCAATAGCCATCCTGATGTTTATCTACGGGATCCTAGCCGAGCTCTACCGCAGTTTTCCCAAATTCAAAAAGTTCATGAATTTCTGCATGCACACCTTGGTGGTCATTGTCTCGATCGTAGGTGCTGCGATTGGCATCTCCAGCTATGGCTTGCTTGGAATGCTTCTAGGTTTTGGCTGCGCCTGGTTGGCCATCAATGTTTCTTATCACTTCTTTTTTCAAAACCACAACGCCTAACTCTTTGGAGAACACAAACATGGCACGCAACGACAACTGGGGCTACCTGCCCGACTACTCCCACCAGAACCACACCCTCAAGTTTGTGCGCAAAGCCAAGGGCTTTGACACCTACCACGCGGCCGGCGACCGCATCCCCCCAAGCGCATGGTTTGGCGCAGCAGCTTTCGTGATCGCCCTGGTCGCCGTCCTGTGGCTTGGCCACATCGCGGGGTTCTGATGAAGTACGAACACATCATTGAGCTCGATACCCGCGACTCGCAGGACATGATCGAAGTTTTCGACCAGGAAGGCCGCGAGGAGTTTTTCAACCACATGCGCCTTTGTCACCTGGCTGGATGGCACGACGTCATGGATGACCATGAGCTGGTCGACTCCATCTCTGGCTTGATGATGATTGACGGCCCCTACGTTGCATGGCTCGACCGAGACAAGCTTGTCGTCGGCCTGGCCTGCGCAATTCTCCATTGAGGAAAACTATGAAAACACTCGTTCGATACCTGATGCGTGCGCTGCTTGCCATCGCCATTGCCGTTGGCTGCTTGCTGGCCGTGGACGCCATCGCTCAGTCCTGCACCACTTTCTATGACCAAAACACCGGCCGCTTTTGCTCAGTTTGCGTGGCTCCTGGTGGAACCCCCGTTGTTAATTGCTACTAAGGAGCATTGAGAAAATGCCTACACTGCAAGAACTTACCAAGGAATGGCTCGCGGCAAAAGCTGATGAGCGCTTTGCCAACCTTCGCCGCGTGACGATCGAGGACGCCCTGCTCCAGATGGTCGAGCACAAGGAAGAAGGCTCGATCACGACTGATGCTGGCGACGGCATCAAGATCACCACGACCGGCAGGCTCTCCTACAAGGTCGACGTCCAGATGCTCGACAAGCTCACGATGGACTGGGAGCAGACGGCCAAGCCGCTGAAGGTCAAGGTCGAAGCCGACGAGACCAAGCTCAAGAAGCTTCGCTCAGAGCAGCCAAAGCTTTGGGCTCAGATCGCACGCGCAGTCGAGGTCAAGCCTCAGAAGACTGGCGTCTCAATTTCAATCGAGGAATAGCAGCATGGCTTTCAACCTTCAATCAATCAGCAAGAACAACGCGCTTAAGGCACCGCGCGTCATGGTCTACGGCGTCGAGGGCGTGGGCAAGACAACCTTCGCAGCCGGCGCCCCCAGCCCCATCGTGCTGCCTACCGAGGATGGCCTGGGCTCACTTGAGGTCGCGCACTTCCCGCTTGTCACCAGCACCGACCAGGTACGCGAGGCGATAGGTTCTCTCTATGAGGGCGAGCATGAGTTCGGCACCCTCGTGGTCGATTCTCTTGACTGGCTCGAGAACATCATCTGGCAAGAGATCGAGAAGAAGTACGACGCCAAGGACCTGGCCTACGGCAAGGGCGCAATCATCGCCGCTGAGGTCTGGCGCGAGCTCCTCGAGGGATTCAATGCACTACGCAACGAAAAGGGCATGGCGATTGTTCTGATCGCTCACAGCACCATCAAGCGGTTCGACTCACCTGAGACCGAGCCCTACGACCGCTACCAGCCCAAGTTACAAGACCGCTCAAGCGCCCTGGTGCGTGAGTGGTGCGACGCCGTCCTGTTTGCAAATTACAGGACCATCGTCAAGAAGTCCGATGTCGGGTTCAACAAAGAAATTGCTCGCGGCATCTCGACTGGCGAACGCTTGCTCTACACAAGCGAGCGCCCGGCCTTCATGGCCAAAAACCGATATGCACTGCCAGACAGCATCCCGCTGTCCTGGGACGCATTCGTTTCTGCAATCACAAACACAAAGGAATAAACATGGCAAAACTAGACTTTCAATTCGCAGGCGCAACCGAAGAGCTCAACAAGAACGACTTTGATCGCACCCCCCTGCCCGATGGCAAATACTTTGTCGAGATCACCGACAGCGACTACCGCGACGCCAAGAACGGAAACGGTTCTTACGTCATGGTGGAGTTCCGCGTCATCGATGGCGAGTTTGCTGATCGCAAGCTCTGGGCTAACTACAACATCATTAACGCCAACGAGCAGGCCCAGGAGATCGGCCAGCAGCAATTCGCCAAGCTCTGCCTGGCCACGCTTGGCAAGCCCAGCTGCGCTGACACCGATGAGCTGATCGCCCGTCAGCTGGCCGTGGGCGTAGGCCTGGACAAGAAGGATCCGAGCCGCAACCGCGTGAAGTGGACCGAGAGCGTTCAGCAAACGACGTCAGCACCGGCCGCACGCCCCGCTCCTGCTGCCGCACGCGTTGAGAAAGCAGCTAACCCTTGGAAAAAATAAAAACGAATTGGGGAAAGCTCGCGCAGTGAGTACCCAGGAGACACACAAATGAAGCCCACTGAAATGAACCTGGTCGATCGAATGAATCGACCTCCACTCAAGCCGATGCAGCTGGTCGTGCGCCCTGGCGCGACCAACATGCTCAAGCACCCGTCAAAGATGGGCAACACCTTGTACTACTCCGAGGTGATCTTTGACCGCATTAAGCCGCAGAAATGAGAGCGCAAGTCAAAGCCGCGCTGATTTTGCTTCAGACCGGCCAGTCCTTGAACGTGCCAGCTGCAATCAAGCTCTTGCAGGACGCGTTAAAGGCCGAGCCCGTTGCCTGGCGATACCGGCACCGTAATGAATGGCACTACCTCGACAAGAATGATCCGTTCCCCACTGAGGGATGGGACCCGTTGTATGCGGAGAAAGAGAAATGACAGAAGACGAAGCCTTTGAAGAGCTCGAGCAGCGCCTCAAGCTCCAGCGCTCCACCGAATACCTGCAACGCGCACACATAGAAGCCACCAAGTTCATCAGCGAGCACGCAAGTGACCTCGGAATCATGACCTTGCGAAAGGCGTTTGAACTTGGATACAGATATGGATACACAGATGCCAAAGATCCCGGAACCAACTAAGAGCACGGCTCGCCAGATCCACTGGATGTACG